GCGCGAGTTGCACGCCATAACGCAAGCGCAGGCCGACGCGTCGATAAAGTACACCATCGCGCAAAAAGAACTAGCGATGTCATTCGATGCAGTAAAGCGCGAAATCGCGATGGATTTGCTACCCGCCTTCACTTGGGTAGTGCAACATCTAGATCAAATGATCACATGGCTGCGCGAACATAAAGCCGTCGCCGTCGCAACATTCACCGCGATAGGGCTCGTCGTTGGTGCGGTGCTAGTGCCGCCGCTCATCACAGCAGCCGGGGCGCTGTGGGCGCTTATTGCGCCCGTTCTTGCGGTCGCAGCGCCATTCGTCGCGCTCGGTTTGGCTATCGGTCTTGTCGTTGACGATATCGAGAAATACCGCGCCGGTCAAAAGTCACTCATTGGTGAAATCTTCGAAAAATGGCCTGCAGCCGGTGAAATCGTAAAAGGTGTATTTAAAGAACTGCGTGCTGATTTGCTCCTGTTCCTGACAACCATAAAAAGCGTTTGGGACTATCTTGCGGCAATGCTGGAATTCTTCGCAACAGTTCTTGTTCGCGGACCGTCCGCCGCGCTCGATACGCTTAATCAGAAGGTCGCAGCGATCGGCGAACGGCTTGGAGGTGCGTTTAAAAATGTCTTCGGCGGCGTTAAAGAAGTCGCGCATGGTGTTTTCGACGCGTGGAATCACACGATGGGCAGGGGTGAACCGCAAAAGTCGCCATCGCCAGAAACTGTCGCAAAGCTAGGTCCGAGTACGGCAACCGGTAGGCAGATTGCCGATAAGCTGGTTTCGATGGGATGGACCCAAGAACAAGCGGCCGGTATTGCGGGCTCATTCATGCAAGAAAGCCGAGGGCGCGCTGACGCTCGCAATCCGACATCGGGCGCATATGGGCTCGGACAATGGCTCGGTTCACGCCGTAAGGACTTTGAGCAGTGGGCTGGACATCCGCTTGAAGGGTCCACGCTTGATGAACAATTGCAGTTCTTTCAATATGAGGTAACGAACGGTAAAGAACAAAGCGCCGGTCGTCGCTTGCGTGCCGCCACGAGTGCTGCCGAAGCGGCTGATATTCATTCGAAGTATTACGAGCGCCCCGGCACCGCCGAAGCGAATTTAGCGCGTCGGGAAATGTTCGCCAATCAAATTTTCAGCGCACGATCACAGTTAGCGATGGCAAGCGCTGCACCACTTGCGCAACCTGGCGCTACCGTAGGCGGCGCGCGATCGGTACAGGTTACAGTCGGCGACATCAACGTGCATGGTGCTAATGATCCGCAGGCGACGGCAAAAGCCGTTAAAGATGCGCTTGCGCATCACATCAACAACGCGATCGATCAACACGACGACGGCATAGCGGGGTAATCATGTCATTTACAGATATCGTACGGACGGCGGGAAACGTACAAGGCGTCATAGGCTCGGCGACGAACTTTGTTCAAAGCGTAATGTCACTGTTTGGTGTGGATGTCGTCGGCATCTATGACAACGACACGTACGACCAATTGTTTTCGACGGCCCGACCGGTCAAAGCGAACATAAAGCGCGATGCGAAAGTCATGTCGCACCCGATAGAACAGGGTGCGTTAGTACAAGATTTCATGATCTTTCAGCCGGTTGAAATCGAACTATCGTTGATACTTGCGAGCGATGGTGAGTATCAAGCGGTGTATAAGGCCATTGAAGCGTGCTTTCTAAGCGGCAATCTTGTATCGATTCAGACGAAAGCGAACGTCTTCCCGAACATGCTTATCGAGGCGATGCCGCACGAAGAATCGCCCGATATGTTCGATGCGATACCGCTCGCTGTTAAGCTGCATGAAGTGCAACAGGTGGTAGTGCAATATCAGGCGCTCACCGCGTCGAATGTGCAACAACCGGCCGACCAAAGCACGGTTAATACCGGTACACAGCAACCACACCAATCGGCGTTGTATCAGATAACGAATTACCTTGGGGGTATCTTCTAATGATGCCAGTCACATTGCAGGCTATTCCGTTACAGCAAACGCGATTCGTCGCAGACGGTCAGCAGTACGATATTCGCGTATGGTTTGATGGGGACGACATGATGTATATGGACGTTACTATCAACGGCAACGTAGTTGCGTCATCGTGTCGTTGCATCGTGGGACAAATGGTGCTCCCGTACTCGTATCTTGAAAGCATCGGCGGTAATTTCATATGGCAGACCGCGAGCGGTAACAACCCGACGTATACGAATTTTGGTGCAGGCGACGTATTGCTTTACGCGAGCAATGCTGAAATGGCACAAGCGCGCGCAGCAAATCTAGCAGCCGCGACGGCGATAACACTCGCACCGAATCAGGCGGCATAAATGTTTGATGACCGAATTGTAAAACTCGTATTCACGTACGGTACTGAAAGCAGTACTATCGATACGTCGAGCGATCCAAAGAATCCGCCGTACATCATAGCGAACGGTAGCAAATTCGTGGACGTGACGCAAAACGAATGCAATTTGCAAGTAGGCAATCTATCGCGTGATTTGCGCAATGCGCTTGCCACGAATCTAACGCCATTTGACTACAATCAGGCGCGTAAATCTGTACAGGTATGGGCGGGACGCGTAAGTACTGGTTTGTTTCTAAGATACCAAGGCGATATTGTCAGTGCGGTTCCGACACAACCGCCGGACATCATCATGCAAATTCGTTCGCGAACGATGCAGTTTTTCAAGAATGATCTTGTCGCGCAGTCGTACGCCGTCACTGCACCATTGTCACAAATCGGTGCGGACATCGCTAAACAAATGGGTCTTAATCTTCGCTTCGAAGCGACGGACCGCAACATTGCCAACTATGCCTATACCGGTAGCATGACAGGCCAGGTGCAGCGATTGCAAAAGCTGGGTGCAATCGACGCATATGTCGATGACAACACATTGGTTTGTAAAAACAAGGGTGTAGCACTGCAAAACGCGATTTACGAATTGTCCGAAGCTAACGGTATGATTGGGCAAGTCGAATTAACAGAATACGGCATACGAGTGAAAGCGTTACTTTCGCCAGGTGTGCAACTCGGCGGCACGCTTCGACTAACTAGCGTGCAGAACCCATCATTGAATGGGGACTATACAATCTATCGTACCGGCTTCGAAATCGCTACGCGTGACGTTCCGTTCTATGACGTAATCGAAGCGACGAAGTATCCACAAATGTTTTGGGCTCAGAGTCTACCGCAATGAGTACACCGGAAATACCATCAAAACCGCCATCGATCGATGGGGACTTAGGCGGCGCGCTCGCGTTCATCTTTCAAAAGATGATGCAGAAAGTGGACGGTCAGTTGCCCGCTAAGGTCATCAGCTATAACCGCGCGACAAATCGCGCTATCGTGCAACCGTTGATTAGCATCATTGGCACTAACGGTCAGCGCGTCGGGCGTGCGCCAATTGCAGCAGTACCGGTACTTGTGCTCGGCGGCGGAAATTTCTTTGTTAATTTTCCGCTCGGCGCTAACGATATCGGATGGATCGAAGCGAGCGACCGCGACATTTCGTTGTTTCTGCAAAGCGCGCAGCAATCGTCACCCAATGACGGACGGCTACACTCATTCGAACACGGTCGATTCGTGCCGGACGTGTTCGATAATTACACTTTTACACCTGACGCGGGTGCGATGGTGATTAGCAGTCTAGATGGTACGACGCGCATTGTTATGTCGGCGGGAAAGATTCAGTTGTTTGCGGCGGAAATCGACATCAACTCGACGACGTTAACAATAAATAACGCCGGTGTCATGACCGTTAATACTGCAACGTACAACCAGGCGACGACTAGCAGCAGTGGTTCGACGACGACCGGCACTGTCAATTTGCCCGCGAACACGATTATTAACGGTCGCCAGTTCATGAATCATATCCATACCGATCCGCAAGGCGGAAATACAGGGGGCGTCGTATGACACTTGTTTTCGCAGAGAATGCAAACCGCGATATTTATATCGATCCGACAACCGGAGATTTAGCCGTACTGACCGGTGCAGCAGCAACGGCGCAGTTGTGTAAATCGCGCATCGAAGCGCAACGCAAGGAAATGAAATATGCGGCAGACCAAGGAATGCCGACGATGGATACCGCATTTAATACGTTCAACCCGCACCAATTCGAAGCGGCGGCGCGGGCTATCATTCTTGCAACGCCTAACGTTACATCGATTCAATCGTTCGACATGTATCAGAATGGCGGCACGTTAAACTATTCGATTGTTATTCAGTCGAGCGACGGAACCGCAACGATTACAGGGGCTATCTAATGACCTACGCATATGATTACATCGCCGAAACGGGTGTCGTGGTGCCTGACACATCGAACGTTTTGGCTGACGTGCAGCAAGAATGGAAGACGGCAACCGGCGCAAACGTAAGCACCGATCCGAGCACGTACACTGGGGCGCAAATCACCGGTGAAGTAAGCGCACGCTCATCGATCGTGAAAGCGAATGCGAAAATCGCCAATCAAATCAATCCGAATCAGGCAGGGGGTTTATTTCTCGATGCGCTGTGTGCGTTGCTTGGGCTCACTCGTGCGCCTGCAACGCCGACGAAAGTAATCAACGTAATGTTGACGGGCGTCATTAACACTAACTTGCCTGCCGGTACGCGAGCGTCGATCGGACAAGGCGGAACGATATTCACCTTGCAAACTGGCGTCACACTTGTAAACAATGGCTCAGGTCTCGGCGTGGGATATGGAACGTTCATTTGCACCGTGTCTGGTCCGATCGCATGCGTTAGCGGTGCCCTTAATTGGCCGGTCGATTCTATCCTCGGTTGGGAAACTGTTACTAACAATCAGTCGGGTACGCCCGCATCAGTTACGACGGTCGGCAGCAACCAGGAAACCGACGCGCAGTTGCGCGCACGTCGTAACAATACGCTTGCCAAGCAAGGTATCAGCACGCGTCAGGGTCAGATTTCTGATCTATACGACTTGCGCGACTCAAACAACAATCTCGTCGTTACGTCGGTCGCGTTCCTCGAAAACATTGCCGACACTACTCAGACCATTAACGGCATATCGATGGTTGCACACAGCATTTGGGCTTGTGTAGACGGGACCGCGACGCCGCAACAGATCGGCATGTCGCTTTTGCGAAACAAGACGGATGGTGCGAATTGGAACGGGGCGCAAAGCGTCGCGGTAGTTGATCCAGCTAGCGGGCAAACGTACACCGTTAAATATGATGTGCCGACGTACGTATTTATCTACGGCGCAATGACGATCAAACAAGGCTCGTACACTGGCAATCTGCAAGCCGATGCGGCCCAAGCCGTAGCGGATTACTTCATTGGAAACGTTGACGGTTTCTCGGCGGTCGGCATCGGTCAGAACGTCAGCCCATTTGAAATCGCGGCTGCTGTCGTCGCAAGATGTGCCGGTTGTATCGTGATGGTATGTAACATCGGAACCGCGCCGGGTTCTCTTAACCCTACCGATGTAACGATTGCGCAGAATCAGCGTGCGCAGACCAACAATACGGCCTTTACGATCACGGTGCAATAAATGAGCACAAGCATCGAAGAATTCGATTTCAGCGTTGACGTTTTATCAGCGCTGCTGTGGCGACACAATGAAGCCAACATACTGCAATCGTTACTTCAATCCAAACAGAATTGGTACCAGCAAAACCATACGCAGTTTTGGACCGATTGGTGTACGAACGTCTTCAACCTCGATACCGCTAACGAATTCGGCCTGTCGGTATGGGCTCAAATTCTAGGCGTGCCTTTGCAACTTATCGTTCCGGCAAACACCGGCCCTCAGT